GCTAGTGAAGAGATTATTATACCTTATATTTCACCTGTTGATGGTAAACGACATAGATATTTTCCAGATTTTTACGTTAAAGTAGGAAAAAAGAAATATCTTGCAGAAGTTAAACCATCAAGGCAAACGAAAGAACCAAAAACTCAAAAGCGAAACACTAAAAAATATATAAGTGAAGTTATGACTTATGCTGTGAATCAAGCAAAGTTTAAAGCAGCAGATGAGTTTTGTAAAGATCACGGTTGGGAATTTATGATAGTCACGGAAAAGGAACTTAAAATCTAATGGCAATTCCAAATCCTCAAGCAGCAACATATCCTTCATTTCAGGAGTTTATATCTAAAACAAAGGGCAAAGACAATGCTCCTAGTTTTACTAATTTATTTTCGGTAAGATTTCAGTCTCCACCGATGCTGCAATCCCAAGTAGCTAATGTGACTACAGGACCACTATTAGAAAACCCAGCAGAAAGTAGATTAGATGTTAATCAAACTACTAATGATTTGGGTATGTTACTTGATTACTATGCTGATACTGTAAATCTTCCAAGTAAGCAGATTACTACTTCACAAACTCCTTATGTTGGATCACCATTTAAGTATGCAACAAATACAGCATATAGTCAGATTAGTATAAACTTTAGAATGCCACGCTCTCAATATTCAAGAAACTTCTTTGAGAGATGGACAACTATGATGGCAAGTGATAGTGAGCAATATACCAGATATTATAATGAATATGTCTGTCCTAAAATGATGATTTACAAGTGGGAAAGAGGTGGTGGAGGTTTAGCAGTTAGTGATCCTGAGTTAATTGCTGCTATAAGAGAAAGTGGATCAGCAGATATATTACTAGCAAGAAAGTACCAATTAACTGCTGCTTGGGAACTAAGAAATTTATATCCATATAATATCGGTTCGGTTCAATTAAATAACTCTAATGCCCAAACAATGACTTTGAGTGTTGGTTTTTATTATGAGAGATACCGTTTCTATACTGCTGATCAGTTTGACACTGATACTATTAGCTATCTTACTGTTGGTTCGAACTTAGATAATGTCACTACCAATACAACTTCTAATAACCAATCACTTTTAACGTCTATCATTAACGCAGCATTAACCGTTACTGGTATCACCTAAATAAATGTACTGATGTGAATTTCTATGGCATTACCTAAGATTAGTGTACCTAAGTATAAAATGAAACTACCGTCTGACGGTAGAACTGTGAATTTTAGACCATTTCTTGTAAAGGAGGAGAAAATCCTTCTATTAGCTACTGAAAGTGGTGATCAAACTCAAATTGTTGATGCAATTAAAAATATCATCAAAGAGTGTACAGATATCACCGATGTAGACAAACTTGCTACATTTGATATTGAATTCGTTTTCTTACAGATTCGTACAAAATCTGTTGGTGAAAGTGTAGATGTCAATGTAGTTTGTCCTGATGATAATGAAACTAGTGTATCAGTTTCTATTCCTTTAGACGAAATTAAAGTCAAGAAAACTAGAGGTCATAAAAAAGATCTTAAGATTTCTGAGGAAGTTGCTATTACAATGGGATACCCCAGTCTTGAAACATTCGTTGCTATGAATTTTGGTGAGGGTGCTGAGGTTGATCAAGTTTTTGATATGGCAGCAAGTTGTGTAGAATCAATTTCTGATGCTAATCAAGTTTATGATTGTTCTAGTGTTCCTAAAAAGGAATTAATAGAATTTTTTGATCAAATGAATAGCAAGCAATTTATGATGATACAAGAGTTTTTTGAAAAAATGCCTAAACTTCAACACACTGTTAAGGTTACTAACCCTAATACTGGAGTTGAAAGTGATGTTGTATTGGAGGGTCTAGCGAGTTTTTTCGAATAGCTCTTCTTCACACCAATCTACAGGCTTATTATGAAGGAAACTTTTCCTTAATGCATCATCATAAATGGGATATCGCTCATATCGATAATCTGATGCCTTGGGAAAAGGAGATCTATGTGAATATGTTAGTCAATTTCCTTAAAGAAGAGGAACGTAGAATGAAGGAGCAAAAAGCAGCTGGTGGCTAAATTACAAACCTACAAATTTGTAAATCCTGGAGTTTCAAATGTGAAATCTCCAACAGTTGCTGCTGTAAGAAAACAAACCTTAGCATTGAATAGATTAGGGAGTACGATCTCTGGACTAGGAACTGTTGTTAAGGATATAGAAAATATTTCACTTGCTCAAATTAAGAATGAGCAGTTAAGAGCAAAACTAGCACGTCGCAGAGAAAGAAAAGAATTAGATCAGGCGGCAGAAGAAGCAATAGAAAATAAGAAGGTAGCAAAACAAAAACCTAAACTATCCAAAACATCCTTAAAGATTGCTAAGGGTGGACTTAGTTGGATAGAAAAATTTTTAGCACCCATTGGAAAATTTCTTGGTTGGATAGCTAAAATTGCTATTACAAAGGAAGTACTTGAATGGGCATCAGATCCTGCTAATATTGAGAAGTTATCAGATTTTCTAGAGAAGACGCATTTTGTTTTTTCTAAATTATTCGGTTGGGCAGCAGGATTTACTACTAATATTCTAGACGGATTTTCTGCTCTATCAGATCCTAATGGGACATTTATAGAAAGGTTAGGTGGTATTGGTACTATGATGAAGGGTATCATTGGGTTGAAATACCTGATGAACCCTTTCAGTATTATTACTGATATTCTCTGGCTAGTCGATTTACTTACTGGAGATGGTAAAGGCAAAGGCAAAGGTGGTAAAAACAAGAATAAAAACAGGAATAGAAACCAAAACAAAAACAAGAATCCAAATAATAAATTCAAACCAAAAACCAGACCTGGTGAAAAATTTAGACCTAAAGTTACAGAAAGTGGGGGAAGATCAACAGGACCATTTAGAAAAATTAGAGAATGGGTAAGAAATACTAAACGATTCTTTGGGCAAAAACCTGTTGTAAGTGAAGGTGGTAAAGCTGGCGGTACTTGGTGGCAAAAACTATTTGGTAAGAAAGCTTCTGATAGAGTAACTAGTGGTGGTGCCCCAAAAGGACAAGGTTGGTGGTCTAAACAGTGGAATAAACTATTCAAAAAGAGTAATGTAACTACAGGTACTGGTGGTGCAGGTGGTGGTTGGTGGCGAAAACTATTCAAGCCCAAAGCTGATCCCAGTAAGATAACACAAGGGATGGGCGGTAAACCTGGATTGGGTACTTGGTTCAGTAACTTCTTCAAAAATACTAAGGTAACTACAGGTACTGGTGGTGTAAAAGGTAATTGGTTTAGTAAGCTAAAAGGCGGTGCATCAAAGATCAAGGGTGGTACTCCATATCAGATTATTGCTACTCTTGTTGCTGATTATACTATTAATGAAATCGCAGACGCTGTTCTGATGGATCCACTGCAGAGACGTGTTGATAGAGCTAATGAAAATAAAGTAAGAGAAAGATGGTTAGCAACTGGTAGTGAAGCAACTATAAAATACTATGAAACTGAATTAGCAAAACTTCAAGAAGCAAGATCAAAACAAGGTTGGTTCGGAAAGTTAGGTTTAGGAACAAGAAATCAACTGGATGATATCGCACAACTTAAGTTGCAAAAACAACTTAATTATGCCAGAACGATTTCAGAAAATAGAGATATTAGTGCATTATTTGAAAACTTTAAATCTAACAACAAGCCTGAAAAGAAGAAGTCAGGTAATTGGTTTAGTAATCTATTTGGTGGTGGTAAGAAGCAAGAAGAGATAAAGAAAACAGAAAAGAAGAAGTCAGGTAATTGGTTTAGTAATCTATTTGGTGGTGGTAAGAAGCAAAAGACACCAAAGAAACAAGAGAAAAAGAAAGAGAAGAAGACAAGTTGGTGGTCTGGTCTTTTCTCTAAGAAAAAACCTGAAAAGGAAGAGAAGAAAAAGAAAGGTTGGTGGCCTTTTGCAGAGGGTGGAGAACTTCCAGAGTTCTTCCTTGGTGGTTTATTCAAAGGTGTAAAGAAAGCTGTTAGTGGTGTATGGAAGGGTGTAACGAAAATTGCTAGTAATCCTATAGTAGGTACTGCATTATCATTCATTCCTGGTATGCAAATACCAATGGCAATTGTTAATGGTGTTAATTCTGCGATGAATGGTGATATTATGGGTGCTCTTTCTGCTGGACTAAGTGGATTGGGACAGTTTGCTAATATCAATACAGTTAATGCTATCAGTCAACCTCAATGGTTGCAGAACTTACGATTTAGTGGTTTTGGTCAAGGTTTAGCGAATATGTATCATAGCGGTGCTAATGCATGGGGTGCCTTAACCAGTGGATTTAATAATTTCATGGGTTCCAAATGGGGTCAAATTGGACAGCAAGTTCTGGGTGGCGACTATATGGGTGCTTTAAATACGTTTAATCCTAAGTGGGGTGGTATTGCTTCTGATATTATGAGTGGTAACTATGGTGGTGCTTTAAGTGCTTTCAATCCTGAAATGGGTGCTATGGTTACGAAGGGAATGGCAATGATAGACTCATTTAGGAACGATCCTATGGGTCTGATTAGTCAGATTGCAGAACAACAGGGTATGGGAGGAGTCCTTAAGGCAGTTACTGGTCTATTTGGTGGTGGTGATAAAATTACTGCTATGACACAAATTGCATCAGAGATGGGTATCGATCCTAAAATTCTTGGTGCAGTAAAGTCGGCACATCAGCAAGCACTAACCGAGGGAGGTATCTCTGCTGAATATGCTATGGAACAAGCTATGGAGTTTATTCCTATTCCCACGATTATTGAAAAAATAGTTACTATCCCTCAAGCAGTAGCAATAAATACTGGGGGTGGCACCCAAATAATTGTTTCTGCACCTAATTCGCTGCTTGAGAGATCGAAATAATGGCGACTATACAAAAAAGTTCAAAAATTAATTTTTACAAATTTGTACAGGTAACAGAACCCACTGGTGGTGCTAAATCTGTAGAAGGTGCAACTGTAAAATCTCTCAATATGAATACAGTTGCTATCAACAATCTTGGTGCAACTGTAAACTCTATTGCAAAAATTACTAAAGATTTTAAAAGAATTCAACTTCAAAGATTAGAATTAGCAAAGAAAAGTCAAAAGGATTTTGAAGCAAACTATACAAAAACACAAAAGAAGAAACCTTTTTCTGGATTTAGTCCTGCTGCTTTAGTAAAGAAAAAAAGTTGGTTAGAAGGTCTGTTCAAGATGTTGAGTGGACTGATTAAAGCAGCGATTGTTATTCCTGCTTTGAAATGGTTATCTGATCCTGCGAACAGAGAAAAAATATCAAGGATGATCGAAGCCCTTTCTAAGTTGGTAACGTTCATCTTTAAAGTCGCAGAATTTGGTGTTGTTAATACTATTGAAGGATTATATACGTTACTATCAGATACTTCTAAACCTTGGGAAAAAATAGGAGGACTTGTACAAGGATTAACTGGACTTGGAACTTTATTATTGGGTATGCGTTGGTTAAGTAATCCAACTAGAATTATTACAGATTTTGGTAATGTACTTATTTTTCTTCATAACAATCTAATTAGAGGAAGAAGGGGATTACTAGGTAGAGCTGGAGCACTTGGATTAATTGCAGCAACTGCTTATGGTGGATATAAACTTTATGAATATATGAAGGAGGATGGAACTGGTGGAAGACCAGATCCAAGAGATGACGGGTCTGAAGAATATGCAGGAGTTGATAAAGCAAGTGTAACCTTAGGTGGTGATAGTGGAAACGTAACCCTTGATAAGGATGGTAATCTCACAGGTGCGATAGACTTTAATTTAGGTGAGAATGTTAATATCCAAATAAATACGGATACTGATCTAGATGATAAGTCTGCAGGTAATTTCTGGAGTAACCTAAACGAATCAATAAAAAATATATTATTCACCAATAAAGGTGATAAACCTTCAGCAGCACTAGGAGGATGGATTAGTGGACCACAATCAGGATATGGAGTTTCATTGGATGGAGGGAGATCCACTTCGTTCATCGGACACGGAACTGAGTACGTTGCTAGAAAGAGCGATGGGGGAGCTTTCGTCGTTCCTTTTGATACTCCTGGAACAAAAACACAACCAAACTTAACAAATAAAAGGTTAGGTGAAGCTAAGAGTCTGGGATTTGACATACCTGGTTTTAGTAGAGGAGGAACTCTACCAAAAGGTTTGGTGCTTTCGCAGAAAGCTGCATTTGATCATGTATATAATCTAGCAAAAAAAGCAGGAGGAGCAAAGTTCCCTGAAATTGTTGCTGCTCAGGCAATGCATGAGTCAAGTTATCTAAATTCTGCGATTAAGAGTGTTTATAATGCTACAAACAGAACTAATGCTTTTGGTCAAACTGGTGATAGGGGATGGGGTACTATTCCTAGAGATGGTTTTACTAATGGTTGGTCAAAATATCCTAATTTATTCGCAGCAACAAAAGATAATATTAACTTATGGCATAATGTAGGTAATCACCCTCAAAACTACAATGCTTTTGGTAATATTTTAGATGGTATTGCTGCAGTTGCACCAGCATATTCACCTAATGCAGATCCTGAAAATATTAAAAAAGGATATACTACTGACAAGTATAGTGAAGGAATGATCAGAGCATTAAAAGTTGGTGGATTTGATGTTCTTGGTTTGAAAGATACAGATAAAACTTCTTCATCTTCTGATAGTGGTTCGGGAAGGAGACAGAGTGGTAATATCTTCTCAAAATTTATGGGTGGTATTAAGAGTATATTTGGTAAAACAGATGAGAGTGATAAGACAACAAAAACACAAAATAAAGTAAAGGCAGTCAAACCTGCATCACACCCTGATACAGGTTCTGGATATACTGTTGCAGGAACAAGGGATCAAAGTGGTAGACCTCTAGTATTTTCACAACCAGCAGCACAAATGTTTGCTGCAGCAATGAAAGATTCTGGAATCGACTTAGGATCATTTGTTGCAAGTTCTGGTAGAAGTAAATCTAAAAACAAGGAAATTGGTGGAGATCCTAATTCACATCATCTATATGGTGAAGCACTTGATATTAATGGTGAAGGATATCAATGGTTGAAAGCAAATGGTAAACGTTATGGTTGGCAATATGTTTATAATCATAATCCTGATAGTGCTCACTTTAAGTATATTGGTGCTAAAGCAGGTACTACACCAATATTATCAGAACCTGGTAAGGAATATGCTGGTGGTAATAGTCTTCATGGACATATAGGTGAAGGTGGTCGTGAGGGTGGTCGTGAAGGCACTAGTAAAGGGATAGCAGATGCGGATTTAACATCAAAGAAAAATGGAAAGGGAAATCTATTTGATCTATTTGGAAACCAAGGGAGTGCTGCTGGAAAGAATAAAAGTCCATTCCCAGGCGGTGACAGGTCAGCTCAATTCCAACAAGCAAGGCAGCAGACAAGATTGGAGCAACAGACAAAAGAAAGAAATAATGCACGTCGTCAGGTAGCTGAGAGAAGTCAAGAAATGATTAAGGAAGTTATGGCAGCAGTTGCTCAACAAAATGGGGTAAATAGTCAAGCAATCCAAGCAGCACATACAGCATTGGCAGCAGTGGCAGGACAGACAGGAGCAGGTAACCCAACAATGATTCCAAGTAGTTCTGGTGGAGTAGGATCTATTGCATCCACTTTACAATCTGGATGGAACAATATGAGAGGTTTAGTCAGATGAGTACAACAACTAATAGCGTTTTAAAAGGTGGGAGCATCAGAAGAAATGAAGCTGGTGATGTTGAAGTATCAGTAAACGTTTTTAGAGATGGTCAAAAACTTCAAAGTTCTGAAGGTGCTGATGACATTTATGATTTTATTACAGGTATTGAAATCTATGAAAGTATTACTTCATCAACTATAGAAGCAAAACTTCTTTTTAACGATGGTTCTGGATTTATAGGTGCCATGACTGGATCTGAACAATTCAGAATTGTGATTCGTGGAACAATTATTGATAGAGTTTATTATGTTCGGGCATATGATATTGAGGCAAGAACAAGATTGGATAAAGCAGATTCATTTATAGTTAATTGTGCTAGTGATGAGTTTTTACAGAATGAGATCACTAATGTATTTGGTAATAGTCAGGTTGTATTTGGTTCTACGTCATCTTCTGAAATTGTAGAGCAAATTTTAAAGACAGATCAAAGGTATATAAGAACTCAAAAGAAGATTTATATTGAAGAATCTACAAATAAACAGCAATTTATAGCAACAAATTGGAGACCATTTGATTGTATCTATTGGCTTACACAAAGATCAGTACGAAAAGCAAGGAAGGGTGGTACTCTTCAAAATGGATTTCTTTTTTGGGAAAATGGTTTAGGTTTTAATTTTAAGTCTATTGACAAAATGATTGATAATGTAAACAATCAAACTGAGTCAGACAGTAATTTTACTACAGGTGAGACTAAGTTGTACACCTATGTGTATTCGACAAAATCATCTGGTACAGATGGTGCTGATCAATTTAAAATTGAAACTATAGTATTTCCAGAAGAGAGAGATTTCTTAACTGGATTGCGTAACGGTGCTTGGGCAGGATTTAGTATGGGGTTTGATCCTGTTACTGTAACACAATCTAAGATGGGATTAAGTACAGATATGTCAGTGAATGCTTACCGTTATGGTATATCTGCTATTTGGCCAAAGATGTCACATTTGAACGAGAGTACAGCAGTCAATCCATTATCACAATTGGATACTAGAATTAAAAGTATTGTTGACTATCCAAGACGTACAAGATATACTATTCTATCAAATCAAATTTTTGATCCAAAATTTGTAAACAACCCTCAAAAAAATTATGAAGAATTGGTAGAACTTCAGGCATACCAATGGATGAGGATTGAGTCTCTAAAGAATATTAAGTTGATGGTTAAATTTCCTGGTAATCTTGATCTGTATGCAGGACATGGAATTAATATAGTTATACCTGCAACCTATAAAAGGAATAATACTACGGATATAGATAGAAAATATAGTGGAAGATATGTCATTGGTGGGTTGACACATAAGATTGTTGGTAGTAATATGACTACTGAAGCAATATTATTGAAAGATTCGATACCAAGGAAATCTTCATAATGCCCATAAATACTAATGTATCAACGAGGTACAACAATGAAAACAATAGAACAGCATATTGAAAAGGATCAAAAGATCCTTGGAGATCCAACGACTAATCCACAAATGCGTCGTCACATTGAAGAAGAACTACATGACTTGGAAGATTATGCTTCACATCATGCAGCAGAGATTGCAGCAGGAGATCATCATGATCCTACTTGCATTGAACTTTTTTGCGATCAGCACCCAGACGAACCAGAATGTTTAATTTATGATGATTGATGACAAACTTTTTATCATGGTTACTTGGAACTTGGTCTAATAAACATCAAGCACAATCATCTCCCACTTTGTATAAATCTGTATGTGTCAGATGGGAGAAAAATGGTGAGTTTATAAATTCGATTCATTGGGGTAGGAGAAGATCTGATGATCCATATTTAAAAACTTATAAGAAATTAGTAGAAGTATCGGACAAAGAAGTTATTTTAGAACATTGGGGTGGAACCTATAGTGGTTTAACTCGCAACGAAGAATGTGATATGATATTAAAATTTGATGGTACAGCATGGATGGGGCAGTTTGATACTAAAAATATTCATGCTGAACTTGCTGTATATGGAACTAAACTTTTCATGAGGGATAAATTTTTAGATTCTAAAGGTAGGATTGTTTGGGGTGCAGATGAAATATATAAGTTTGTTAGAGTTTAATTATGGATTCGGGAAAGTATATAAAACCATGGGTTCGTCTTTCAATTGAAGTTGCCAACTATTTGAGAGAAGAATTAAAAAGTTTTCCTGATGTTACACATTTGGAAAACAAATATCCTATTGTGGAAAATGATAATGTATTCATTATCAATGAAATGCATCAGAGTAAGAAACTTAGAAAGATGCATTTGGAAACTGGATACACGGAAAATATTTCTGTAATGCATTGTGTATTATATCCTAATCCTGATTATCCTATACCTATTTTTGGTGCTGATATTGTAGAAACTCCTCATGCAGTTACTGCAGCAATTGTTGATATATCACCTGTGTTTGGAACTCAAAAATATGTGGATGTATATAAGGACATAGCATACAAGTATAAGTTTAAAGAGAATAGAGTTTTACCTTTGTGGACTGATGAGGTTTTCTCACAAGGATGTAAGTTTATGCGTATCAAAACAGAAGAAGAAAGAGAAATGTATATGAATCTAATTAAAGAATCTATACAACTCTATAAAGGTATAGTAGAGAATTCTGAGTTTGATATGAAATGGGTTAATACTATGAAGAGGATTGATGATCAATGTTACTATTGTAATCAACAAAGAAAAAATAAAAAAACTAAAGCAGTTTTGAGTCAATGGTTTGATCCCGAATGGGCAGAAAATTATATAAATGAGATATTATTTGATAAGGTATCTCATGATTGGTCTACACCTTTATCGTTCCTTAATAAATAAATCGTAAGGATAAAAGTATACAATGTCTTCAGTTGAAGGAATTATTAATGAAGGTTCGGTAAATTTCGTTGGTAAAGACGGATTTTTCTGGTGGGTTGGAGAAGTCGAAGATAATGAAGACCCTATGGAATTGGGTAGGGTTAGAGTTCGTGTGCTTGGATATTACACCAATGTAAGGGGTGGAACGACAGCAGATCTTCCTACTGATAATCTTCCATGGGCAACAGTTTTACAACACACATGCCAACCAGGAAATGATGGTCAGGGTGAAAGTTCTGGTCAACTGCAGCCTGGTGCTATTGTTATGGGATTCTTTATGGATGGAGAGTCTGCTCAAATGCCAATAGTAATTGGTGTTATGAGAGTTAAGAAATCTCCAGAATCACAGGAGATAAGGCAATTTGCTTTTACTGGTGAGCACATGGAACCTGGCGTTGGTGTCAATGCGGTGACAAAACACCCCATGAATCCCAACTCAAGTGTTTATCCCCAAGATGGTAAGAGAGTAAAAATAGATAATACTGTAGATCTTCCTAATCAAAAAGGTCAAGCAGGTTCTGGTCAAATTTCTGGTAAGGGTTCTCCTAATAATGTAGGAACTGTAATGAATGGTAGTGGTGGTAATCCCGTCAAACCAAGAAATTCAAACAAACCTAATCCTGCTGCTAATGGTGTTGGTGGTCCTTGGAAAACGTTAGAGTATAAGTTATCATACCTTGTAGAAGATCTTGCAGATCATGCTGGTTCTTTGATTCGTGCAGAGGATGGTGATTTCTTAGATGTTGTTACTGGTAAGTTGGTTAGTGCAAAACAACTTACTGTAAAACTTCAAAATTTCTTGAGTAGTGTATTTGCTCAAGTAGTTGCTGCAATGCGTCAAGCACTTGCTAATCTTGCCGAACAAT